GTCGGTTTGAAGCTAAGACAAACTCAACAGGGCTGAAATTAAACCCTCGAATCTTAAAAGCTGCAAGTTTTTCGAGGAGTCTCACTTCGAGTTTTTGCTTATCTAGCCACACACAGCGAGGAAAATCAGGCTTTTGAAGTGCTTTCCAATAAGCTTCAAGAAATTCCATAGCATTAACCCAAGCCAAAAATTCTTTTTTTGTACGAAAATAATCACGCCAAAACCAGCCAGTGGATTTTGACTTATTCACCTCACTAATCACATACTCCCAACTAGAAACTTTTGAATTTGAGAGAAGATATTGATAATGTTTAATGAACAAGCTATCGGCTGTTTCCCAGGCTGCGTCAATCTCATCACCAACGGAATCATCTAAATGAAGAAGATTCTTAGAAATAGGGTAAGGATGTCTTGAAAACCTTATTTTCGAAAGGTAACATGACTTGACACTAGGTTGCGAGGGACCGTATAAACGATCGTAAGAAAAACCACACTCTTTCATAGCAGTATGGAAATGTTTGATGTAAACACGGTCCGTTTTTGGGATTGGATAGTGAAATTCTCCGTTGCGAACTTTATTTGCTTGGAGTCTTTGAAGAAAAGTGACATAATTCCAATTGTCAACTTGTAACGGTATTGATGGCTCATCCAACAATACACCACCCCCCTGTAGTTTAACGCCCCATCTTAGGTAGAAAGAAAGAGATTCTCCCAAGAGCGGAGGAGGTGGGGCGTAAGGGGGCTCTAGGCGTTTAAAGGTTTCTTCATTTTTAACCTGTCAAGAAGTTCTTGAGTGACAGGCATGAAGTACCTTTGATCCGTCTGAGTGTCTGCTGCGACATGAAAACCAATAATCTGAGGCTCACCAGTATCGGGCCTTGTCCACACTGCTCCTGAACAAGCTCCATCTGCCGATGAACAATCATAGGTCATTTCTTGCCAATTCAACGAACCTGTGATTTTTCCAGGGGCAATTTTGATAGTGCCAGTTGTCGCAATTTGGTATAATAACGTAACAGCAGTAACGTCCTTTGTCACCATACCAATACGTGGGTGTGGAATTGAAAGAACAAGAGGGTAAACACACAAATCTCCAAGCACACGCACAGCATCTCGTGTGTTAAGAGTAAATGTGCTGAAACCAATATTCACAGTAAAGGTTTCTCCAACTGGGTCACCCTCCGGTGTAAAATTGAAATGGCGAACAACAGCCAAGCCAACTCCAGTGCCCCAAGGAACAATTGTCCCATTGACGTTGTTGAAAGCGCTCTTACAAACAGCGGAATATTTCAATAATTTAGCAACGTCAATCGATGCATTTCCTTTAACAAGAG